GCATTCCGTTGCCCGGCGAGGAGGAGCCCCAGTACAGCGTCAGCTACACGGCGGGGTACGTCCTGCCGTCGCAGTACCGCCTCGACGTCGCAACGGTCTCCGCGGCCGTGGCCGACAACTCCTTCAACGATTCGGCGAGCGGCTTCCCGTCACTGCTGAAGGCCGGGGACGTCGTGATCGCGAGCGGCCTCAGCAACGCGGCGAACAACGGCTTCCACGTGGTGAGCGGGACGCCCACTACGGCGAAGATCGTGGTCACCTCGACCCTCGTCAACGAGAACGCGGCAGCCGGACGGTCTCTGCGCTTCCGGCCACCGGCGGAGGTGCGCGCGATCGACGACGTCGAGAAGGCGTGCCTGGAGACGGTGAAGGCCTGGTACCTGCGGCGCAAGGACGACGACAAGCTGATCGAGAAGCAGGCCGGCCCGATGCGCCAGCGCTTCGCCGACAACGTCTCGCTGCTCGGCTTCCCGCCGATCTGTGTCGGCCTGCTGCGGCCGTGGATGGCGGTGTCGCCATGACGTTCCCGACCGACCTGCTCGACATGTTCGAGGACACGATCACGATCGAGCCCTTCTCCGCCGAGACCGGTGCGAGGGTGCAGTCCTGGGGTGCCGCCGTCACCTACAACGCCCTCATCCAGCGCGGGGCCCGTCGCACCATCGGGCGCGACGGACGGGAGGTCGTGAGCAACGTCCAGGTCATCATCCCGGAGCGCGTCACGGTCGATCCGCGCAGCAAGGTGACCCTGCCGTCCGGCTTCGCTCCGCAGACGCCGCCGATCCTCGGCGTCGAGCCGCTCAAGGGGCTGAACCTCGACCACACGGTGATCCTGCTGTGAAGGTCACCGTCAAGATCGAGAACGCGGAAGAGGTCGAGCGGTCGATCCGCGAGCTCGGCGACCGCGGCGTCGCTGCTGCGAAACGGGTTCTGAAGGAGAAGACGGAGGGCATCGCAGCGAGGGCGCGCCCGCTTACCCCCGTCGACAAGGTGGATGGGGGGCAGCTGCGGGCTTCCGTGCGCGCGACCAGGCCGACCATGACCCGTGGAGGCGTGATCAGCGCCGGGGTCATGGCTGGTGGCCCCCCGCTCGCTCGGCTGCCCGAGGAGGCTGGGAAGGCCTTCCCTGGGCTCTACGCGATCGTGGTTCACGAGGACATGACCCTGAAACACTCGGACGGCCAGGCGAAGTTCCTCGAGCTCCCGTTCTTCCACGAGGCGCCGACCGTTCCCGGGGCGCTGATGGACGAGCTCGACCAGGTGGCGAGGGAGGTAGCCGGCTGATGGCCGTCGAAGCAGACCTCGTCGCCTACCTCGCTTCGGCTGGGCTCGGCCTGACGGCAGGGGCGACCCTCTTTGAGGGGCCTCCCGTCGAGCTGCCAGACAACGTCGTGGTGATCACGCACACGGGCGGGGAGGCCCCGGGATCGGACGACGGGAACGAGGTCATGGGGCCCTCCCTCGAGGCGCCGGGCTACGAGATCGTGCGCATCCAGCTCTTCGTCCGCCACACCGTCAAGGCCACGGCCGTGAGCACGGCCCTCGCGTGCCACGCGAAGCTGGCGGGCCTGCACTCCCAGACGCTGTCGACCCGGACGTACTACCGGATCGACAGCATGGACGGGGAGCCCTACAGCCTGGCCCAGGATCAGAACGGGCGCTGGAGGATGGTTTCCAACTACACGGTGAGGAAGGCTCGTGGATAGCGCGCAGCTGCTCGAGCTCATCGAACGGCACCTTGCCGCGATCGAGAACGAGGTTCGTGTCCAGACGCGTCTGCTGCGAGCGCTCTCGGACAAGGACGAGCCCTGCCCGCACTGCGGAGGGACCGAAGGTGAGGACACGACCGCATTTGGCGAGCCGGAGCAGTGGACCTGCTCCTCCTGTGGAAGGACGAGCCGGAGGGGAGATGCCTGAGACCGTGGAGACCGTGTCGGTGCGCTTCCTGGTCCGGGATGCTCCATGGGGCGCCGGCGACGTCGCCGAGCTGCCGGCGCCGGCCGCGGCGAAGGCCGTGCGTTACGGCGTGGCTGAGTACGTCGACCGCGCGCCAGCAGATCCTGGAGAGGAGGTCGACCGTGGCTGACCCCGTCATGTTCTCGACCCTGGACGCCTACCTCGGGCAGTTCTCGATCGCCGGATCCATGAACAGCTGCAACTTCGCGCTCGGCAACGCCGATCTCGAGCACACCGCTTTCGGTGACACCATCGAGGGGAAGTATCCGGGCCTCCTCCAGCCGAACGTGCAACTGGGCGGATGGTACAAGGCTGGCGTTGGGCAACCCGACAAGATCATGTGCGATGCCATGCTCGCGCGCTCGAGCATGCCGCTCACGCTGTGTCCGCCCTACGCGCCCGCTGCCGTGCCGGGGGTGGCCGGAAACCTGGCCTACATCGTCACCGGGGCCGAGTTCGGCTACGAGATCGGCGAGGCGCACGGTCGGCTGGCGCCCTACAAGCTGACGAGGAAGCCCCGCTCGGGTGGATCCGTGGTGCGGGGCCGCGTGGCCATCCCAGGCGCCGTCTATGCCGACACCGTGACGGGAGCGGCCTATTCACTCGGCGGCGTTCTGGCCGCCGGGAGCAAGCTCGTTGTCGTCATCCACGTGTTCGCGGTCACAGGCGGCGGGAGCTGGACGCTCACGGTCGAGAGCGACGAGCTCGTCGGCTTCGGCTCTCCCACGGTCCGGCTGACCTCCGCAGCGGTGACCGCTGCGGGCTGGCAGCTGTTGGAGCTGGCCGGCCCGATCGCAACGGACGCCTTCTGGCGCGCAGTGTTCACCAAGACGGGCGGCACGTCGATCGAGACTGCGGTCGCCTTCGGGTACAGCCCGCCCATCGTCACGTCTTAGAGGAGGAGAGCCATGGCCAACCCCGTCCTGTTCGAGAACGGGTACATCGCATTCACGACGTCCACCGGCGGAGCCGCCTACACGGAGCTCTCCGGCGTCAAGGAGATCCGCATGGCCATCGGTATGGCCGACCTCGACGACGCCGCGATGGGCGACACGGTCGAGGCGAAGTACCCCGGCCTGCTCCAGGTCCCGATCGACGTCTCCTGCCGCCAGGACTTCACCACGGCCGCAGCGGGCGTGGACAAGCTCATCGCGACCCGGCAGCTGGCGCGCACGGCCTTCAAGGTAAAGGTCAGGCCGGTCGACGGCGCCGTGGCCGACGACAACCCGACCTACATGTGGTCGAAGGTGCGGATCCACGGCAGCACGCCGATCGACGGGCCCCACGGTGCGGCCCTGGTCAACAAGATCAAGCTGGTGCCGCAGTCGGGCTGCACCTTCGCGCGCAGCACCACGACGTAGGCCTGCGCCAAGCGTCCTGGGGATCCGCGCCGAGAGGCAGCTGAGGCCCCGCATCGGGAGAGCACCATGGCCAAGGACCACAGGGTCACGATCGCTGGGAAGGAATACCAGCTCCGCTACCGCCTGTCCGATCGCCAGGAAATCGAAGCCAAGTTTCCCGGACGCGGCCTGTTCCACGTCATGTTCAGCGGCGCGCTGCGGGAACAGGTGACGGTCCTCTGGGCCGGGATGAAGTCGTCCGATCGACGCCTCACGGTGAGCGCGGTCGAGAGCCTGCTCGAGGACCACGTCGAGCAAGGCGGCGACTACATGGACGACGTGATCCGCGTGGCCTACCGCGCGGTCTTCGACTCGCGCCTGCTCGGGCGCGCGGACGAAGAAGGCGTGCGTCGGCTGTTGGGCTTCGAGGACGAGGGAAAAGAGGCGGCCCAGAGCTGACCGACTGCGACGCGCTCTGGGCGGAGCACGCACGGGCGGCCGCATGGTTGGGGCTGAAGCCGTGGGACGGGCGACGGGTGACCTGCCCCGAGCTCGAGGAGTTGCTCGAGGCGGACCAGGCTCGCTGGAACCGGCTGGTCCGCCTCGTGGTGTGGGCGCTCGACGTTGGGCGCCTCTCGATCTCGTTGGGTGTGCGGCGCGGAATCGTGGCGGCGCTCTCCGAGACTGCCGCACCGCTCGACTGGCCCGGGGCGGAGGCTCTGATCGACTCGGCTCCTGGCTACGGTCCGCCGGAGAGGTGAGCTGAATGGCGAAGGGCGAAGTCCGCTACCGGCTCGTGCTCGACTCTCGCGAGTTCTCGTCCGGGCTCCAGAAGGCGGCCGGGGAGATCGCGAAGCTGGGCCCGGCATTCGCTATCGCCGCGGGAGCCGCCGCGGGAGCGTTGACCGCGGTGACGGCATCCACGATCAGTTTCGGGTCCACGCTGACTGACCTGTCGGGGCGCACCGGGCTGAGCGTCGAGGCGTTGCAGAAGATCGGCCACACGGCGTCGCTGAGCGGGTCGTCGATCGAGGCCGCCGCCAAGTCGGTCAACATCATGCAGAAGAATCTGGCCGGCACCGACGAGGGGGCCAAGATCTTCCAGCGGCTCGGGCTCAGCGTCGCCGAGCTGCGGGCGATGCAGCCAGAGCAGGCCTTCTACAAGGTCGCCGACGCGATCCGAGGACTGAAGTCGCCGACGGACCAGGCCGCCGCGGCCATGGCGGTATTCGGCAAGAGCGGCGCGGAGATGCTGCCGGCGATTCGCAGCGGTTTCGACGGGCTACAGGTCGTTATGTCCGGAGCGACCGCGGCAGCCGCTGACGACCTCGGAGACAAGTTCGACACGCTCTGGGCGACCTTCCAGGGGTTCATCAACGAGATCGGCGCCGGGATCGTGACGAGTCAGGCCTTCCATGTCTTCGTGGCCGGCCTGAGCGATCTGCTCGCGCAACTCGCCATGTGGGTGCGGTCGAACCAGACCGAAATTCGGAACTGGGTGAGCGGCGGAATCGTCCTCGCCGGCGAGGCCCTGGGTCTCCTCGTCAAAGTCGTGGCTGGGGCTATCGACGTCTGGTCTGGCCTGAAGATCGCGAGTATCGCGATGGGCGCCGGATTCGAAGCCATGGGGCTCGCTGCGATAGCAGCAGGCGAGGCGCTGCGTCACCCGACGCAAGCCGGAACGATCTGGGCAAACCTGCAGCGTTCACTCGCGGACACGACCAAACGGGAGGTCGCCGCGATCGGT